CCCAAGGGCAACGAAAAAAATTTCGTGCGCGCGTTCCCTTTAACGCGCCCGCCGCGCGCGAAGCACGGCGTCCTTGGGGGTGATGGGAGGACTTATGCGAGCTGCCCGGGGTGGCCGTCGCATAGCCCCTGAGGAGTTCTTTTGCAGCTCCTTCGGCGTCTCCTCTACCCCTGCCATAGCCGGCCCCTGCCTGCTCGTCCCACGCGGCTCGACACCGTGTGCCGTCAGACTCGGCGGTTCCCGACAGCATCCCCTCGCTGCGGCCGCCTACTGGAGCGGGTTACCCATCCGGCCAGCCGAGGCCGAATGGAACCGGCAGCGCCATTATAGCACATTGCCCCATTTTCAGTGCAACACCCCGGTTCGCGGCGCTGGTTATGCACGTCCGGCATGGAAGCTCATGCCGGTGTGGTATAGTTGAGCCATGAGTGACCCGACCGACCTTATCGCAGCCAAGATTGCCCTTGCCAAGTCAATTTCCGAAGGGAAGCCGCCCAAAATCCCGCTTGCTATCCGGAAAAGACTGGCCAACCGCCCGCAGGACAAGCAGGAGCTTGCCGAGTGGATGCGGGGAATCCTCCAGATGTACGCTGTCAATGAGGCTTCCATCGCAGCCAAGATTGCTGAAGGGCTGCAGGCGTTCAAGGTGATGGAACTTCAGACCGGCAATGTCATCAAGGTTCCAGACTACTTCACGCAGCACAAGTATCTTGAAACTGCAGTCAAGATGCTTGACCTTTACCCGCCGACAAAGCAGCAGCTGACGACGGATGACGAGGGCATTGTCATCAGGCTTACTCCTTCGTTTGGCGCAGGAGAAGTCATGAATGACGCACCGCAATTCGAGGTGATTGGTGAAGAGTCAGACACTTCCGAAGAAGCTTAAAGTAGCCGACAAAATTCTTGATATCGACTACGAAAGTCCATATGTTTTCAAGCCTACCGAGCGGCAGCTTAAGCTTTGGGAGATTGTGCGCTCGCACAGCGAAGAGGGCCAGATAACGCTTATCGGCTACGGCGGAGCAGCCGGTGGCGGCAAAACACGCGCTATTGTCGAGATGGCTATTGACCTGTGTCTGAACTACCCGGGCAACCGAATCCTTGTCGGACGTCGTGACTTCAACGACCTGTCATCGACGGTTATGGAGTCATTCTTCAGGCATGTGCCGCCGCAGATTGTGGCAGGCGTGAATAACGTCCAGCACTGGGTGAAAATTCGTCTCCCCACGTGGCCGAAAAACATTCATTCAGTGGTGAGATTTCGCGAACTCAAAGACTGGGTTGGCCTTGGTTCAGAAGAGTATGGCGCAGTGCTCATCGACGAGGCTGCAGAGGTAAGTCTTGATTCTGTCCTGATGCTCCTTTCCCGTCTCCGCTGGAAGCTTCCGATTGAAATCCAGCGCATGGGGATTAAGCTGCCATACTACTTCATTGCAGCCACCAACCCATTCCCGGGGTGGTTCAAAGACTGGTTTGTAGACCGCAAGCTGCCAGAAGGACTCATGAAAGACGCAAAAGCAACTGTTCACTTTATACCGGCGCTTGCGCGCGATAATCCGCATCTCCCGCCGAATTACGAGGATTTCTTGAGAAGCATCTACCCGGCATCGTGGGTAAAGCGTCTCATGGACGGCTCGTGGGATGTGTATATCGGTCAGGTATATCCGCAATTCTCCAAAGATATTCACGAGTGGAAGATGCGCCAGCCTAACGGAGAAATCTTTATACCGCAATTCCAATTTCTTGTTGGCGGACTTGACTTCGGCGAACCGTCAAACAATGCGCACAAAACTGCAGGTATTGTCGGCGGCGTAACAGAATCAGGAAGGCTCATCAGGCTTGATTTGTTTGAGGATGCATCGCCGGATGTCTATGAAAAGCTTGTGAAATGGATGGCCGCCATGGAAGAAAAGTGGATTCCCTATCTTAAGCCCAAAAAATATAACAATTCAGGATATTTTCTGGATGAGTATGCAGGCCAGCGCATCATCTGGTGTGCAGACAAGAGCCAGATGGGCTGGATTCAGGAGATGCGGAAAGCCTTCATCATCCGGCCATCCAAGGGCGGGCGCGGCAGTGTCCGCTGGGGAATCGGCCTTGTTGCCAACCGGCTTCACGTTGACAAGTCTGGCATTCCCGGGTCCTTTTATCTCCCGCATATGACAAAGTTTTATGATGCAATGGTGCGCTACCGTTGGCCCGAGTGGAACGAAACATCACAGCCGCCTACCACGCCGCTCAAGATTGATGATGACCTTGTAGATGCCGACCGCTATATGCATGAACTGCTGCCGCAGTCGCTTGGCCCGCCGGAGCAGTTCTTGACCCAGGTTCCGCGGCTTGAAGATAACCCAGAAGAATCTAAAGAGCAATGGCTTGAACAAAGGTTCGGTCTTAAGTTTAGGCCAAAAGCCAAGGCAAGCGATAGAGACTTGTCATATTTGCTATCATTTGATGATGAAGATGAAATCAAGATTTTCTGAGGAAGGTAGATGGAGGAAGTAACTGTAAGGCGGCAGACGTTCGGCGGCATAACCATCAACTATGCGATGGAATTGCCGACAAAAGAGGAATTGCGCGAGCGGTTCCGCGAGACGCTCAGGTACTGGCAGGGGCGCAACGCCTTCATCCGCGCTATCCGCGAGATGATCGAAGGCAAGAACAAGATTCCAGTGCCCAAGCAGACCATGTACAGGCCCCGCGTTGTACGGTCCTATCTGCTTGCCAGTTCAATCAACGAGAAGCGGGCACGGTTCCTGAATAAGCCGGAAATAGCCGTTATTCCTGAAGGTATCGGCATGACGGCACAAAAGAAAGCCTCTGATATTGAGCGAGCCATCAACGAAGCCATGACACTTATGGAAACAAACGGCCAGAGTGCAGCATGGGACCGCGCCGTATATGACTCCATTGCTCTTGATGAAGGGGTTGAGCTGATTGAGCGTGCGCCAGCAGCATTCTGGCCTGACCTTATTGAAGATCCAGAGACAGGCGTGCCGCGTCTTGCACGCGTCTTCCAGGACCCGGAAGAGTTTGCCAAGGCCAAAGAAGAGTACAAGAAACTTGCAGGCTTCCCAATACGCTCAGTCTACGTTCCGCTGGAGTATTTCTTCCCGATTTATGAAGGACCGACGATTGTAGAGGTGTTTCATGTCGAGTACCGCTCTCTGCGGTCTGTCTTGAGCAACAAGACATTCTCTGCAGAAGCCAAGATGCAGCTCATTGGTGATGCAGGAACAACTCCTGACGGCGGGCTTTCTACGCAGGTATGCATCCTGCGCTACTGCAACCAGTGGTGGTACGCCTACTATGCATTGACTCCGACAGAAAAAGACAGAAATGCATATGGGACATTCGTAAAGTATCCGGACCCAATTCTTGATGACAAGAACATCGGCGAACCTATTCTGCTGTATGCATATCAGCATGGCCTTGGCCGCGTGCTGTACAACACTGTGGCTGGCAGGTTCGGCGGATGGCGGCAGGCAAAGAACGGCATTGAGCCCGTTATGAATGCGCTCATTGAACTGAACCATGCTGCGGATGTCCTGCTTTCTCAGGTTGCAACCAATATCGGAGCACGCTACTGGCCGAATCTGAAGATCACGCTGAATCCTGAGTGGCGCGGCGCTGGCGGCACAACGCCAAGACCTCCGCAGATCAAAGACGGCGAGCCAATTGCACTGTATCTCGGCGAATCTATTGACCCGATATTCAGGCCAGAAGCCGACCCAATGTCGCAATGGCTGTATATGCAAATTCTCGACCAGTTCAACAAGCTTGCAGGTCACCCGGTTATTTATGGCGGCCGGGAGGCAGGCGTAGACTCAGGCTATCAGCACAACCTGCAGATCACCCAGTCAGAGCATCTCGATGAAAAAATTGAACAAAACTTAGTCAACTCAGTGAGAACCCGGTGCGAGATTATCATTGGCCATATCAAGGCCATGAATGAGAAGGTCTATGTAGGTATTACAGAAACGCATAAACGTGAGGATAAGAAGTACACAGAATACCTTTGTCTTGACCCGAAGGACCTCTACCCGACTCCGCGATTTGATGCACGCGTTCGGAAGCCGAAGCCGATCGACTTCCTGACCGCACTCAGGGCTGCGCGCGATGCCTCTGCCGATCGTCGCGGCAAGGG